GAACCTAAAGCCTATTGTAGGAAAAAAACCTTTGGTTCCAGTAGGTCCTATTAAGGGTCCTGTTAAAGATGAAAAACCAATAGATAAGCCAAAGGAAGATGCGAGACCTATTAAAGAAGAGCCAAAACTTGATAGGAAAGATGTCAATCCTGTAGTTGAAAATAAGCAAAAAGTAGTACAGGATGATTGGAAAAGTGCTAAAACTGGTGGTGGCTATTTTTCAAAAGCAGTCGGCAAAATGATTGCTAAAAGAGGTTCAAGCAAAAAGAAAAAGAAAAAAAGAATATCTTTTACTTAAAAAATTTAGATTTAAAAATTTACTTTAATAACCAACTCAAGGAGTGTTAACATGGTAAATGAGGAAGGTACCGAAGAGGTACAACAGTACGATGATGTTGATGCATCGTCTTACGATATAAGTGGAGATTCCAGTAGTCCTGTAGAAGAATCGCCACAACAGACCACAGAGTCTGCAACTAATAGTACAGATAATGGTGAAATCTCAAATGAGCAAGTAGACCCACAATCTGAAGAAAGTAATGAACCAGAAGAGTATGAGTTTGAGGTTGATGGCAAAGTTTATTCAATGGAAGATATTATGAATTGGAAAAAAGATGCTGACAACAAATCCGAATGGAACAAATCAAATACACAGAAGGCTCAAAATCTTTCGAGACTTGGTAAAGTCTTTGAAGCAATAAAGGGAGATACAAAATTAAGAGACTATGTTAAAGATTATTATTATGATAATGATAAAGGCTACAAAGACTCTGGTTTTGGAGAAGTTGAATGGGATAATTTTGATTTAAATTCCGAAACAGAAACTCCCCAAACTGAATTACCTAATGAGATTCTTGATAGGTTAGATGCTTTAGAATCTGATAAAGAGGTTCAAATTTTAGAATCTCGTTTAGAGTTGATGGAACAAAATTACCCAGACTTGTTAGGAGGTGCTAAAACAGATCAGTTTTTGCAGTTTGTCGATGAACAAGGTATAGGTGATTTAGAGGTTGGCTTTAGACTATGGGCAACAGATACATTGTTAGAAGAAAGAAACCAAACCAGGGCATTAGATGAAAATCGTCAACGAAACTCTGGAAAGGTCATTGGATCACATGAGCAAGGAGCAAGTAGAGTTGTTAGTAATGCACAACCTACTGGGCAAAAGGCATATAATTCGATGAATTTGGATGACCCAGAGATTTCAAAGTATTTTGACAACTAAAAGGTAGTCATCCCCATAGGAGAAAATAATGGCAGGATTAAATTATGACAATTTATCAGCCCTTACAAAGGATAAGTTTTTACCTATTCTCGTGGATAATATTTTCAACTCTAATGCATTATTGCTAAAACTATTATCAAATGCAGAAAAGTTAGATGGTGGTAAGAAAATTATTATGCCAGTAGAGTATGGTAAAAATACATCTCAAGGGTTTATAGATTATAACTCAAGTACAGCAACATCAATTGCTGATTCAGATATTATTAGTGCATCTGAATGGCAATGGACAACAGCATATTCTGGAATTTATTTCAGAGGTGATGAAGAACATAAAAATATGGGCGATTCACAAGTGCTATCATTATTGAAATCAAAAATGAGAAATGCTGAAAAATCTTTAAAAGATTTGTTTGGCACATCTATTTTTGGTGCCCCTCAAGCAGATGGTGCTGAAGATCATGGATTAACATCGCTTAATGGTTTAGGTACTATTGATGGTTCAACTGATAAAACTGGCTATGATGCTGGTGCATTAGGTGAAACTGGTCATGGTGCAGGTATCATTGAAACAGTTGATGCTACAACTTGGCATGCATTGGGTGCTGATGATAATGGTATTGTTGGATACAGAAGAAAGTTAGGTAACATTGATACTTATCCTTCTTCATCTGATGATAACAAATGGTGGAACTCACCAATAGCATCTTTTTCAACATTACTTGCAGGTGGTGCTAATAATGTTGCATGTACATTCACAGAAATGACTGATACAACTAATGGTGTTGCAGATATGGTCAAAAAGATGACTGAAGTGTATGGTGCATTGACAATAGACAATGACCAACCAGATCTTATAGTAACAACACAAGTTATCTTTGATGCTTATGAAAGTTCTTTACAAGCAAACAAAAGATGGGCTGGTGATGCTACTTTGGCTGATGCAGGGTTCCAAACATTGAAATTCAAAGGTGCTACTGTTGTAGTTGACTCACATTGTCCAGCCGGACAAATGTATATGTTAAATACAAAGTATCTTGATTTCAAAGTTCACAACAAAAGAAACTTTGCTTTTGAATCATTTAGAAGACAAGAAGGGCATGATGTAATGCAGGCTCGTATCTTCTGGATGGGACAATTAACTTGTTCTAATGCAAGAATGCAAGGCTGTATTGTTGGTGGACCTACAAGTCACTAATAGTTGAGTTAAGTTAAATAATAGGTTTATGGGGGTCTTCTACCAAAGACGATGAGGACCCCTGTAATGCAAGGGCAAAATGGCAAAAAATAAATTTTCGATAACAAAAGCACTACAAGATGTAAAAACAAAAAAAACTTATTTGAGTTTCAATACTGAAAAACAGGTTTTTGAAGGTTCTGCATTAGTAAGAGGTGATGATTATGATCCTGGTGATGGGAATTATCCTCAATTAAGGATTTCTATATTACCTTCAACTGTTAAAGCATATCTCGATTTAACACCAGAATTGCTTTCTAATACAGAATATAGGTGGTTTGATATTACATGGGACCCAAGAGATGAATATGTATTAGATACATCAGTTGGACTTGCAGTAATATGTGGTGTGTATGATGAAGATGGAACTATTGGAGGTGGGCAAACTTTTTCCGATTTTGTTGATTTATCTCCCCCTTCAACAGTATTAACCCCTTTGGCAGATATAATACAACCAGATGGTTCTAATGGATTTACTTTAGAATTTCAACCAAAATATGTTGCATGGATGCAAAAATTTAAACCAAAGGTTATGAAATCATTAAAAGAGGATATGTCTGCACCAGAATTAGCAGGATATTCTACACATTTTAGTTTAAAGACTAAACCAACAACATGGTATGCAGTTGATGTTGCTGGTGGAGATTTTATTAAAACTTTAGGAGATACCCCATTCGGAAGGGCAACTATCGAGTGGGATGAAACAGATGTATATTGGGATGAGATTCATTCTATAAAAACAAGTTTAGTTGATATAGATGAACATGACTCAACAACAATACCTACAGGGACAGAAGTGTTTTATTCAATTGATTATCAAGCAGTATTATTTTAAGGAGAAATTAAATGGCAACTTTCACAACGAAGAAAATTTCAGAAACAGTAGCATGTATTTTACATGGAGATGATGGTAGTAGCAATGTAAGAGGACTTACTAATGCATCCACAAATGTCGAATTAAGAACAAGTAATAATGGGGTTTCTACTATCAATATAACAACAGATAAAGTTTCTTTAAATCAAAGTTGTGTTGTCGCTGGAGGTCTTTGGAACAGGTCTTCTGGACAAGATTTAGATGTTAGATCATCATCAACAGCAGGTGCTGGTGGAACTATTTTTGCTGGAGAGGTTACTGTTTGGCAAGGTTCTTCTACTGCTTGGGGAACACAATCGCAAGGTGGAAAGGTTAATTTTAAAGATGGTTCTTCTGCACCAGACTCTGGAACAAGTGATGATTCTTTTTTTATAGACAACTATCATAGTGGTGAAGGGTTTGCTTTAAGATGTACAAGAAGAGAAAGTGGTGGTGCAGGTGCAGGAACAGATGAGGATACAAGATTATTTACAGCAACAGCGAAAAACGGACAAGCATACTTTACTGTTGGAACTGTAGCAAGTTTAGAGCAATTTACATGTGAAGGAAAATTATCAACTGCAGGCACAAGTTTAGGACCAAGGATTAATGAAATATATGTTAATTCAAGGACAAGTAATTTTGGAACTTTATTAGCAGGTGATGATGATAATCCAGGAACAAAACTACAACCATACAAAACATTAAGTAAGGCTATTGTAAATTGTTGCCCTTATAGTATTAATATTATTTATTTGTATGCTGGGACTAATGCAAGTAGTGAAAAAACAACATATAATATTTGCACATTAACTTTAAAAGGATTGAATATTCATATCAGACCTTGTCATAGCGATACCCCAGGAAGCAAAGAGGTGGGAGACCCTGTAGCAACAGATGAAGGAACAACTGCTCTTGAATTATATAGAGATGCAACAATTGTACAGCAATCTATATCTAATGAATTAGAGGTGGGTGGTGCTGATGCTGATTCTGCTCAATGGGATTTATGGAATGGAACAGCAGTATCAATGTCTGGGTTCCATATTAAATTAACATATCCAGGTGCAAGTGGTTATCCGTTATCAAAATTACCATTTAGAATGGTTTTTAATGGGGGAGGTTTACTTTCTTTAGGAGAACAAAATTCTACAGACTGTCAATCAACAAAAGTTGATTATGTTAGTTACAATGGAAGCCAAGCAAATACAGCAATATTAACAAGTGAATATTCGTATGGACATCTTATCACTAAAAATGTTAAGTATGCATCTACTGCTGGAGATAAAACAAAACAAGCATTGTTAAGTGGTCCAGGCACATTAAATGTTCAACAAACTGGGCAATATTATCCAGACAACGGATTATATAGTGGTTGGTCTGGGTCAGAGTACGACCAATATGATTATATAGAAAGTGCTGGAACAGTAGGAACAAATTATACACCTTAAAGGAGAAAATAAATGGCAATATTTAGTTCAACAGAAGCAGATACATCAACAACAAAAACAGCACAGTCTGAATACCAGGATGGCACATTTAAGATATGGTTATTTAAAATAGTTGATGCCCTTGGCAATGTTTACACTTGGGAAGAAACTGATGAAAACTTAAATCATGCATCTGCACCAACAGAGACTCAAATATCCACATATGTAAAATCATATTTAACTGGTGGTGGGCATGCTGATGGTGGAGGAACTTATACAGGGGTTGAAAAAATAACATCGACTTTCAAACCAAGAACATTTAATCCACATAAATCAATAATCAATAAAGCACCAGGTTCTGCTCCAAGAGTAAACCCTAATGCATATAGAGAAATTTTAACAAATGCTACAGATTCAGTAAGTGTACACAGATCATATAAATTTGGAACATTTATATCTGGAGATACAACACCAGATGTAAGAAATTACAAATATTGGGAAACACACACAGGTGGATTAACAATAACAGATTTTGATGGTGGAAATATGGGAGATGTTATATATGTAAAATCTAAAGGTGCGATAGTTTACGATGTTACATCAACTGGTTTAAAGGGTGGAACAACAAATTTAACAACAGCCTCTGGAGATTTAACATGTTGGCTGTATGATGGCACAGATTGGCTATTAATAAGTTTTACAGATATGAGTGATAATTTAAGTTAAGGAGAAATAAATGACAGCAGTAGAAATGTTAGATTTGTTGGGATTGAGGTTAGAAGACCCCGAAGGCAAAGCATTTTCAGAGAATGCAAAATTAAAAGCATTAAATGTTGCACAGATGACAATAGTAAACTTGTGCGAAAATTCATTACTAACAGAATTAGAAACATCAACAGATGTTACTCTTGATGCCTCTGGAACATATGATTTAAGTTTATTGGACCCACTTGCTATAAGGAATGGTGTATATGCTGTTAAAAATAAAAACACAGATATAAATGCATTTATTAATCTTATTGAATTTAAAGATGTTAAAAGGCTTGAAAATAGTTATTTAGGTTCATCTAATACAAACCCCGTAGGCTATGTGTTTAAAAATACATTATATTCAGAACCAGCAAATGCAGATGCAGTTACTATTTATTATTTAGGAAAACCAGATGACATGGGTCCTTCTACAGCAAGTACATTAGATGAGTCTTTACATGAAATCTTGGTTGATCTTGCAGAATCTCAATTATGGAAGATGGATGGACAATATGAAAGAGCAACTGTGGCACAAACAAATGCAATGAATATCCTTAATGCTTTAAATGGTAGAGTTATTTCAGAAAAGCCTCAAGGTGTAGGGACATATGGGAGAGTAGCATCGGCAAATCCTAAAGGAGTTTAATTAATGCCAAAGCAGAAAAAATTTAAAGGCATTCCTTTAAGTGGTGGTTTGCTTACAAATGCTGATATAGAAGAAGTAGATGCACAGTTTTCTACAGACCTTATTAATATATCTTTAGACAAACCTGGAACCCTTACTATTAGGGAAGGGATAGGCGATCATCATACTATCCTTGAAAATATTAAAACATTATATAGATGGAAAGATAAAGTCCAAACAATTGGAAATGAAATTGGTCCAGTTTGGATTGCAATTCAAAAAACAGCAGTAGGGGAAAGAAAAATAAAATTATCTTACAGCGATTATCCTTCTGGATGGGAAAATATAGGGACAATAGGCTCATTTGATTTAGAGCCTAAAATACTTGATTTAGGTGGCTCTTTAAGGATTTTATTTGGACATCAAAACAGACCAATCTTTATAGATAAAATTGATAGAGTTTTTTTTGGCAATAATGCTGATGGTGAACCAAGATATGTATTTAATGGAATACATGTTGATGATTTAAATCTTCCACATTCAAATATTTTAACAACAAGTGTGTCAGCAGTTGCAGGGGGTAATTTAGATGATGGATATAGTGGTGAAACTATGTATTACTATTACAAAATATCTCCAGTTTATGATGGGTATCAAATAGGATCATTACCAGATCAGTTTCCACATAAATGTGCTGTTCCACACAATGCAACAGATAAAACAGCATCGATTGCATCTCTTATAGAATTATCATCCTGGAATCCAAGAATAACACATTTAAATTTATATAGAGCATCTTCTGCTAATATTGATTCAGCAGAAAATAGAACATATTATTTAATTAAAAGTATCTCTACATCAGACACATCTGAATTTTTAGATGAAACATTAGACTATACAAATATGTGTAGAAGAGTTTTCTCTAACGGAATAGCATCTATAGGTGCTGAAACCTTTGACGATGGTACTGCTTTATCTACTTATGATGGTAGTGTCCCAGTAGGCGATGATGTAGCAAATATGTTTGATTATGCTTTTTTAGTAACTGGAATGCTATCTGTAACAGATGGAACAAATTTAGGGACAGACACAGATTTTTCAAAAAGCAATGTTTCAGCAACAACTATGTGTTGGTGTGTTCCTTATTCTCATATGGCAAGAATGCAACATTATCCAACATCAGATCAAAATGGCTACCAAACAATGAGGTTAATGATAAAACATCCTGTATATATGGAAGATGGAAGTGCAGATGATGATTTTGAATTAGCACATGGTGGATTTCAGTTTATAAGGAGAATAAATAAAATAGGTTCAGACCACATTGAAGTAGATGTCCCTTTTGTAGAAGACCCTTCTCCACAATCAGATGATTGGATGGGACATGATACTACCTATGCATCCAATTTAGATAATTTTGACAAACTAAAGGCTCCAGAAACTCAATCAAATTTACATTATGCAAACTATGGTTGGTCTGCTGGGTCATCTCCCCAATATTGTAATGCTGTAGTAAAAAATAGAAATATTTTAAAATGGGGTAAAGACCCTTGTACTGGTGCGAGGTTGGAAACTCCAGTATGGACATTAGTTAATGAAGGGGATGGAAATCAAGATGGCTATGGTGGTGAAGATGGTGAAAATGCTTTTATGGATATAGACACATTGCCCTATAATATGACTGCAACTAATGGAACAACAACCGAAGACCAAACATTTTCATATATAGGAGTTGGTAGGAGTGGTGACCCAGAAAATGGTGCATCTCCTCCTAATGATTCTTGGAAAAGAATATTTTGGTATCAAGAAATAAAGAATGATGGATTGCAAAATGGACAATGGTATTGGATTACAGCATCATTTATGTTTGCAGAGTCAACTGGAAGAGGAACATCTGGACCTAATATGGGGTGCTATATATCGAGAGACAACCACGATGTTGAAGCCTCTGGAGACCCAACTGCTGATTATTTATTTAGGATGGGACAACCAGCGATAATCAATCAAACTAATGCTGGAACATATGACAATCCTTGGCTTGGTATGGGTATGTCTGGTGGTGAAAGTAATTTTGGACAATATTTTCCAAATAACAAAGGTTATCAGATGGGAGCCTGGTATTATCATTCAGACACAGACTCTACTGATGGTGATCCACATTATTTTTGCATAGGTGTTGGTTTGCATGATGATAGTGGGTTAGAATGGTCAAATGGTGGGTCGGTTAGGGATGGTTCTGATGTGTTTGCTTTTGGAAATATGGGGATATTTGAATGTTTAGGACCTCCTTCTGGAACTGCATACTTTGGTCCAAATGTTGTTAGTGTCCCAACAGCAAAAGGATTAGAACCAGGTAGCAATTTAAGTTTTCCAGCGATGCCAGGTGATACATTTTATGTTCAAAATAGTGTACCTCTTCCTACTGATGAAATATGCCAATTAAGTGGCAATACACCAATAGAGTCTTCTGGTATAAACTTATTATCATCTTTGGGAATTGTAGATAATGGAGATGAAACTATCACAATAACTATTAAAGATATGGGTGGAATGGATATGGAGCCACATCCATCACACGAAACAAGTTTAGATGTTAAATACAAACATGCTAAAATGATAAGTGGAAGACTATTTGTTGCAAATGTATTTATGTCAAATACAGAAAAATCAGAACAGCATCCTAATTGGATTATGTTTTCAGAATTTCAAAAACCAGATATAATACCTATAACAAACTATATAGGGATTTCAGATTTAGGGGATGGAGAAATAACTAATTTAGAGGAGATGGGAGGCTCTTTAGTTGTATTTTCTGCAAATTCTATATATCGTTTACATGTACCATCTAATGATCCTATGGCTTGGAGTTTGATGGAGGCAGTAGAAACTATAGGATGTAGTGCCGATGATGGAATTATTAACATTCAAGGCAAATTATATTTTTGTGCGAGAGATAACATATACATGATGGATGCTAATTTTACACCACAGCCTATATCTCAATATATACAAGGTACATATTTAGAAAATTATACTGATCTTGTTAAATTGAGACATGAGCCAATAAAGAACCAATTATATGTTATATTCCAAAATAAAGAGTGTTATGCTATTAATTGCAATAGACTACCCAATGAACAAATATGGCAAAGAATATGCTTTGGAGATGAATTTTCAGATGAAAACAATTTAAATGATTTAGTCATAGATGAGAATTTAAAATCTTTTGTTGTTTTTGATAATAAAATATCAACTTTATTAGGTGCATCAACTGTAGAAGAAAAACAAAAATTATTAAAGGCTACTGGTTGGATGAAATTAGCACCACAAGATTCTAATGTTATTTTAAGAAAATTACATGTTAGATATAAAAGTAATGTTCCAATAGAATTTTTAATCCATACTGAAGGGCAGTCGGAATCCGACACACTTTCTCAAAAGCACAAACCAAGCACCTATGATTCAGATGCAACGAATATAAAAGCAACAATTGATACAGGAAATATTATAGAAATTCCTTCTAATTGTAACCCAGATGGAGTTATATTAGAATCAGAATCTGGGGTCAAATCTTCGCTAAATAGCACGACAAGATTAGGGATTCGATGTTCTTCATTTAAATTAATATTACGAACAAAAAACACATCAGACCCCAATAATAAAACATTCTGTGAGATTTATAATGTAGAGGTAGAATATGAGTAGATTAGGCTACAAACCAGAGGATTCAACAGGGGGTAAATTAATAAGTAGTTTGAGGCAAGAAATATTAACTTTGTCTTCTACTGTGAAAAAAATATCTGATGAAAATAAAAGATTAAAAGAAGGTTTAAATAGACTTGAAGCGAGAGAAGGCTCTCAATTAACAAGATTTTAAGGGGATAATATGTATTATAAATCATGGAAAAAATTAACAGATAAAGTTTATATGCTTGGTAGTTTAAATGAGAAAGAAAAACCAAGAACATTTGTTACAGAACTTTTAAGAGAGGCAGAAAAAGAATTTGTAAGAACTGGCATATCAGAGGGTGTTTATTTTGCTACCCCAACTGAATCAAGTCCACGAGGGGGGACAGATACAAGCGAAATCCAACTACCTTCTCATATAGGTCTAATAAAATCAGTACAAGTTAATGGAGAGGTTCTTCCAAGGTTCAATTCTGGAGAAATTCATTTAAATGCTAATAATGAACCAGATGTGGGTCCTCCAACTGCATGGAATATGTTAGGCGAGGATATTTTAATATTTGACCAAAAACTAACATCTTCTGATAGTGTGGCAGTATTTTATGAGAGTTCATTTCCACAAGAAGATTTAATTATAAAAGCATTTATGATGGTATATACAAATACCTCAACAACACCTACAGTTTATGTGGAACCAGTAGCAGATTTGGAATTTAAAACATTTTGGGATGCCAATAGTTTAAGGTGTTACTGTGAAGATGATGATGGGAGTGTTGTTACTAAAATATCTGCAACAAGTGTGTGGAATACCACTCTTAAAAGTTCAGAAGTCCCAAACCATGTAGGTGCAATAAATGTTGAGACTGGGACAGCAAGAATTGAACAGCCATCTTTTAGCAATAGTTGGAAGACATTTGGACACAGAGGAGGATACCAATCATTGACTTTAGTGGGAGATGGTGCCGCTGGATCAACAGTTTTAAGAAATGCAAGTCATTTAAGTTTGACAAATTATAATACAAGTTACGGACCTACTATAAGGAAAGAGCATCAAGATTATTTACCTTATTATGCATTAGGGTTATTGCTACAACCAGTAAACCCAAATATGGCTGATTATTATTTAAGTAAATGGACAGAATATTTATTAAATGTAAAAGATAGGTACCAAGATAACGATTTAAAAGGACAAATAGAAACAACAGTTAGAAGCACTTGGAGGTATTAGATGATTCAGAATTTTGGAGAAGTTAGGACAGCAGAAGAAAGACAATGGGCAGACCAATTAAGAAGGAGGTCAACTACTGGCACAATGAACCTTGATTACTTAAATCAAGTTGCTGGAAGAACAGCGAGTCAAGTAGGAGCATTGCAAAAAGCACAAATTCAAGGTGGAATGATGCAACAGGGTTTAGGAAACTCTATTGTTGCTCAAGAGTTGGCAAGAAAAACAGATAGAGACACATTAACATCACTTGCAGATGAATCAAGAAATCTTGCAATGATGAACGAACAAACAAAAATACAAGCACAAGATATGCTTGGTCAGTATGGTCAAATGAGGTCACAGAGATTACAAAACATACGAAATCAACAAAATCAAATGACTCAAAATAGATGGTCTCAACTATCAGCACAAAGTCACGATATGACAATGAATCCTTTTTCTTGGATGAATGCCAGTCAAAAAATAGACCATATGTATGTAGGACACAAAGGTCGTATATAAAAATTGGCAACATTTGACGAAATAAGACAGCGAATCTCAAAGCCAATGAAAGGCTATGTTGATAAAATGCTTAAAGAGAACCAAAACTTTCTAAACAAAGGAAAGAATTTTGTTAATCCATCATCGTCTAATGTAAGTACATCTCCTTATAAAACACCTAAAAGGAAAATTCCTAAAAGAGTAGGACCTGTTGTCAACGATTATTTAGGAGAATCAAGTCCTTGGATAGAAGATAAAAAGGATAGGGAATATGTTAGTCCTTATATGGAAAGATTTAAAGATACAGATTGGCAACCCAAAAAAGTTGAGAAAGAATTACCAGAAGAAACTGGTTATGGAGTTGATTATGGAATGGGTACAGACCTTCCTTTTACAGAGCAAGTGGTTGATTATACTGGAAAAAAAATAGTATTAGCATCAGCAACTACAAAAGGATTACAAGAACAAAAGTTGAAATTTTTAAACGAAGATAGAAAGTTTAAAAATAAAGCAATAAAAGAAGAAAGAGAAAGATTAGAGGAAGAGACATTTGAGGCAAATGTTGAAACTTACATGAAGGTAAATAAATGGAGTAAAGATAGGGCTGTTGAAGTTGCTGGATATTCTAAAAAATCTTACCACGAATTATTACAGTTGCAAACAAAATATCTTAAATATTTCAAAAAAGATGATGATGAGAATTACAAATATTCCGATGAAACAAGAAATATTTTTGAAAAAAAATTAGATGATCTTCAAGGGTTTATTGATTCTGCTGAAGACAAAGAAGAGGAAAATTACTTAACTCCTAATGTTAAGATGGACAGCACTCCTGATTTCAAACAAGTCGACAATCAAATTCCTGGATTAACACCTGGTGGTGCAAAAGTAGAGAGAGTTCCTTATTTAGAAGAAGACCCTAAAAATTACTTTACAAGTCAAGGCGGCAGTTATATTACATATAAAGGTGCTTGGTATTCTAAAGATAGTTGGGAAAAAAAGAAAAGAGAATTAGAGACATCCTATAATGAGACGTCTTTAAAACACAAAATGTTATATGAGGAAAATTTCGCAGATAGACCAGGCGAAGCAAAATTTGTAAGTGGGGTGTATGATGGCGAATATTATGTTTTTCCAACAGTATTTAAAAGAGAGGGAGAAGATGTTTTTATTGAACTCTCAAAAGACGAGGCATTCAATGAAGCCTTAATAAGAGGTGAGGCTATCCCATTTGATTCTGAATGGGAGGCTAATTTGTTTTCAAGAGGAAGTTGGAGGAAATACGATGAGTAAAGATGCCTATGTAAATGATTGGAATTATTTATACAATCCAGACAATGATTGGGATGATTTTGACGAAACTATGTCATTGAATATTGTAGAATCAGAGGATCATCCTATTTTTACAGACTTTACAGATGAAGACAAAGTAGATGAGCAGAGAAAATTAGCAAGAGCAAGAAGGTATTGGTATAATTTAACAGCAAACCCAGATAACGAATACCACAAAACGGAAAGACTTGGAAAAGGTATATACGAACCAGAAAAAAGCGATGAAACAGAATCATTATATAATGGAAAAGAAGCACCTAAAATCAACTTTAAAAACTCTAATAATATTAATTGGTTATTGGACAATAATATATCATCAACTAATTTTTCGCCTACTGAACTACATTATAAAAAAAGTAATCCAAATGCAAAATTATTAAATGGCTATAAATTTCCAAGTGACCCTTTTAAATTGAATTACAAAAGTATATCGCCTTTTATTAAAAACAATTTTAATGACTTGTTACTTGAGTATAAAGATGCTGTAAAAAGTAAAACATTACCATCATTTGACTCATCTATTGCTTTTCATAATAGATATACTATAGCAAAAAACATATCTAAAGACCCAGAAACTAAAGATTCTGTAGACCCTTTTACTAATGATGTTATATATAATCTTGTAGATAGGCTTAATTCTGTGGATGATGGTTTTGAAATAAAGCCTACTTACACAGATTCTGCGAGTGTCTATAAAGACATAAAAGACAAGTACGAAATGAAAGGATCAAATTTACTAAATCCTGTAGATGGGTATACAGTTGCATACAACCCAAATCCAGAGAGGTTTGTTCATTCAGGGACAGGACACAGGAGTGGAAAATATAAAATATTAAATGAGTATGAAGCAGTATTCACACAAAAAGAACATGATGAGATTGTAAAATCACTAACAGCCAACCTCGACCCAAATGCTCCGGCTCACGAACAAGAAATTTTATTAGATAAATACAATACATTATATTCTCAAGGATTTAGATTAATGGATGAAAAAGGTCAAGTTCTTGACCCTATGATGCCTAATGGGTTGCTATATGGTGAACCAGATAAAACATCTGATCCGGAATTACACGAAATATGGTCTGAATACTCACAACAAAAAGATGCAACAGATGTTTTTAGTGATTTTTGGGAAGACCCTATGAAATTTTTACCATTTGTTCACGATGTTCCTGAATACTCTGAAATAATAAAAGTAACATCTTTGGCTCAACAATTAAGCCAAGGAGCAGAATTAAACGATGAGGAAATGTTATACTTGTCAGACTATATAAGAAAAACTGCTTGGTCTTCAGACCAAACTCAAGATGCAGATATTGCAGAAGGTATTTTGAATTTAATACCATATATGTTAGAATTTGCTACTGTTTGGGGATTGAGTAAATCAATCGTTGGAATACCCGCTGCCTCATCTCTTGCAACTAAAAAATTACTAACAGATCAAGCAAAGAAAAAATTAAAATCTCTTTTTAATAAATCTGCAATGAAAAAAATCAACAAATGGTTGGCTGGAGTTGGTCAAAAGAAAATAACAAAAAATGTAACTTTTGGGAAAGCAGTTGAAGAAGCAGGTAAAGGGTTGTTAGCATCAAGTCTTTTTACAGATATTGTACATGTTCGTACTGAAGATCATAAAGGTGAGACTAAATGGGTCAACAGAGCAGACAAAAATGCGGCAAGATTAATGTTACCAGGATTGGATATAGACCAAAGAACCCACGATATAGTTGTGCAATCATCAAGTATAGATGAAACAACAGCACATAAAATGGGAAGATTTCAAGGTCATCTTGAATTTTTATCAGAGAATTTAGGTGCTATGTTTTTTAAACCAATGTTCAAAATGTTTAAAACATCTAATGCTCATTACATACAGAAAAAAACTATGTTAGATGCAATAATGAAAAAAAATCCTATAGAAAAATGGACAAAAGCGGGATTAAGTGAAAATGCATATTATAAAGCATTACATAATTTATTTAAAGGTGGTGGGTATGATGGTATAATTGAAGAGTATTTAGAGGAAAGGTCAAACCAAGCGGGTTTAGCGATAGCACATAGTTTAGGCGAAAATGGTTGGCTTGACCCTAAATGGGCAGAAGCGGGATGGGAATGGAAAACACCCACCTCAAGAGAATTTTTTACAGAGTTAGCAATATTAGCATTTCCAGCGGGAGTTACTGCAAGTATTGGTACTGCTAATGAATTTTATAAAGATAGAAGATTTATGAGTACAACTGTCGGCAAGAAAATAAAGGCGGCACAAAAACTAAACGACAAAGAATTAAATAGTCTTTTAGATCAGTATGAACAGCAAGAATATATCCCTTCAGAGGAAGGAGTAGAGACAGATGAAAAAGCAGAAAAAGAAGAAAAAACAGACATAGAAAAAGCAGAGGAAGAAATAAGAAGCAAAGTTCAACAACAAAGAACATTGCAGTTTACAGAACAATTCATCAAACAAAACCCACACTACTTTGATAGTATGGGTCTTCTCGATATAATTAATCGTGCTGGAAGCATTACTGTTGAAGATATGTTAAAAAATGGTGTAGATGGCAAACCTATGACAATGGATGAAATTAAAGAGTTTTGGGAGGGAGAAGGTTTACCAATCGATACTGAAGAGGCTGACATTTTTGGTTCTACTCAATGGCAAAAATTTGGAGACATGATGAGAGTTGTCGTTAAACTTTATTCTGGAGCAAACACAAGCACAGTATTAGAGGAAATGATGGGATTTTCATATAAAAACTTATCAAGAGAAGAAAAATTGCTATACAGAAACTATTGGTTGTCTGTAGATACCAAATTAACAGAGCAAGAGTTTTTTGAAAACCAAGCAATGCAGTTTTTTTTAAATGAAAACTTACATCAATACAATGGTGTTACAGGGCAAGTAAAACAAATTTATCATAAATATAAAAATAGATTTTCTAAAATGCTGGGTTTACACGAAGATAATTTAGATGCAAGATTAAGAGAGATGTATACTGATGCTGGGTTATTAAGAAGAACAGATATAAAGGATACAAAAACTCCAATAGACAGAGGTTTTGTTTTTAATGAAAAAGGGAAATTGGTTAAATCAAAAGACACTCCTTACAGCCTTGATAAGTTTAATAAGAAATTACCTAAATCGAGAGAAGATTTTGATATTGAAAAAATTACAAATGAAAGATCATATCAATTAGGGTATCAAGGGTCGCACAGACCAGGTGACGATGGACCATCTGCCGATGATTTACTTTCTATAGATTTTGCTCCAAAAGATGTATATGAATCTCCACAACATTATATAGGGTCAACACCAGATGATTACAATGAATTTGATCCGGACACTCCTAAAGGTGCAGTATATAATGAAACATTAGAATTTATGCAAAAAATTAGAAATTTAAGAGGAAACCCAAATGAAGAAATTAGCATATATAGATCAAGTCCTGTAAAACAATTAAATAAAGGGGATTGGGTAACACCATCTTATTCTTATGCAAAACAACATGGATTTCATCCAACAGATGATTCTCTTGATATGCCCGTACATGAATATAAAGTAAAACTAAAAGATATTAAGTGGGATGGTAATAGTTTGGAAGAGTGGGGATATTTCGGTAAAGACATAATAGTAGAAACATTTGATAGTGAAATGAATTATGATTTAAAACGTGGCACAGATATAAGTTTTGATTTGAAAAAAAGAAAACAAGCATTTGTGGACAAATCGTACAATGTAGTTAAAGAAAAACTTGGTAAAAGAATAGAAACAGATAAATTGTACAATTTTTTAAGAAACCAAGGCATCAAACAAAAAGAAATTGATGTGTTGAATATAGAAGACTTTATTGATTGGCATAAAGAGAATGAAGAAAAATTTATAAATAAAAATGATTTGTTAAATCACCTTGTTTTAAATAATAGTAAAGTGGTTGTTAGGGAGATTGGAGATGATTTGTCATACCTAAATTTAGGATATGCAGACTTTGTGGGACAAGGAGAAACTCCTTATCAGAGAGTTGATGAGGATTACTTTAAAGAAGTATTTGACAGATTGAATCAGCAAGGAGGTGTGTTTGGATGGCAAAGAGTCTATCTTTTTAGAAAAGAAGATTTTTCTGACAAACTACTTGATGATTCCTCTGTTTTCCCATTAGAGCATATTGAAGAAGAAATAAAAACTTTAAAAGAAAATGCTATGGTAATTAATCCAGAAGATGTATTTACTATACCAATTTGGGTAACAAATGAAGATAGTGAAACAGAGATTAACGAAAGTCTAAATAGACAACTGCAAAAAATGTCGCCCAAACCAAGATGGGCAAATATAAAAATGAAGGGAGATGTTTTATCTTACCACGAAGCGATTGTCCAATTACCAAATTTAACAGAGATTGAATCTAATAAAAGATACGAAGATCATTGGGATTCAAGTTTTAACACCAAGTCATTTGGGCATGTAAGATATACTATAAGAACAATAGATGGAAAATTAGTTTTATTTGTTGAAGAAATGCAATCAGACTACGAGCAAAGAGTGGGTGCAAACAACAACCAACTAAAAAAAGCAAGAGATGCACAAATCAGACTTGGCTTAACTACCTCTTCAAGGGAGATACCAAATACTCCATTCAAAAATTTCAGTTGGGTGAACTTGCTATTAAAAGTTGCTTTAAGGAAGGGTGCAGAACATGGTGTCGATAGAATAGCATTTACAAATGCAAAAGAACAGAAAAAGGCAAATAATTTATTTAAGACTATTGAAAATATAACATACTCTCCACCAACTCAACAATGGACAGAAGAAATATATAATCCGGAAAATTACACGATTCAAGCAAGGGGAGATATAGTTGGTGAATATGCTCAAGAAAATTTTGTAATATCTGGTTGGTCCATTATACCAAAACCAATTTTAAGAGATAGATTTAATATCCAAACAGGGCATGTGGATTCAAAACACTTTACAGAAAAAATAGATGAAAGTAGCACATCTACTATAAGATTTGAAAATGAACCACCTGAACACGAAATATTTGATATGTTTCTACAAGACTCCTTATTTGACCAATTAGAAGAAAATGATAGTAGATACTACATAGAAGCAGATGTTAATGGAAACAATAGGAAGATGTATGTAACTGATGCAAAATTAAATTTAACAGTAGGCAAAAATATTGCTGATGCAATGAGGAAAAGACAAGGCGACTTGAATATTCTATTTGACAATTATTTGAAAAGTGTCGTTCCTATGGATGCAATTAATGAACCAGATTTGCATTATTCGGAGAGAAATTTTAAATGGGCAAAAACTTTTGGAACACCTAATTTAACTCCTTCTATTACTGGAAAATACAATCAAGAAAATAAACAAAAGTTTGTTCTACACCCTATGATTCATCGAGCATTGGGAAACAACATAACAAGTCTTGATTTATTTAATAAACCTTTAGTTAGAGAAAATGATACATTAATGCAGTATTTAAAAATACAGAAAAGACATCCAGCATCTAATATATTTAGCATAATAATAAAAAGCGAATTAAGTGAAACTGATTTTAAAAATCAAGTTTTAAATAATAATGGTGATGTTGTTAAAACTCTAACAAGTCAAGGAGTTTACAACAACCCTGTAGAGGTGGGTCTTTTCGTAAGAGATATGTCAGATGGAACATTTCTGCCAATTGTTGAACATCGTGCAGGTTCTTTAGGAAAGGGTATTTCTCTTATTTTTGCCGATTTAAAAACAAAAGAAGGTGAGGATACACTTGAAGTACAATCAGACAGAACACTAAAGGCAATAAATAATCTTCTTACAGATAGTGCCAAAGAATTTCAAAATTCTCAAGATACCCCAACAGATGCTCCTGGTTGGATGAAAACATATACTTTAGATAAAACACATGTTGGAGAACAAGGTGCTTTTTATGATCTTATATATAATGTGAATACAAGTAAGTTTATAAATAAAAACAAATTATTGAAAGGAACAAATAGAAGATTTGGTAGACTTAAAGTAGGTCCAGAAAAGGCTACTCAATATTCTATGCAAGACATTTACAATTTTGTTGATTCAGGACAAATGCATATTTCTATACCAACTCCAGCGATGATAATAAAGAAAATGATATTTGACCATTTTGGATTGCATAGAGCCGAGAACCCCTCAAAGATAGAAGATATTTTTAGTAAAAGAGAATTATATGATTTTAATGGTTCTAATAGAGCATCAGATAATAAGGCTTGGCTTTTTGAATATTATCAAAATCATATATTAGAAAAAAACCCAAAGTTAAAAGACCAATACCCTGAATTAGATTCTTTAGGCATAATAGAAATATTAGCAGGAAATCCTATTTCAGATAAATCGAGTCTATTGGATTTAGCAACTGCGGCTACAAGTAATGAAAAAGACCATGGTTTTGATTTTAATGATTTTTTTATTAGAAATATAAATATAGAATATAAGCATTTTAGTTCACCAATAGAAGTTGATGGTGTATATGAAATTGGATATTTTTCTCCTATTTTAACAATTAGACAAAACACATTAACTCGTCAAATTCAAGATAAATTATCTTCTAAATATGGGATGGAACCATCACCAGATATTCATGGATATATGTCTTATGAGATACCTCTTTCTATTTATACATCAACAGCGATTGATTCACAGGCTGTTTTTGAATTAGAAAGTAGGCTGACAGGAGAATGGGAAGGATTTGCAGAGATCGATAAAAGTGAGGAAGGTGTTTTACAAAGAGAAAGATTGATGCTTGATTTAAATAAAGAGGCGACTGAAAGATTATTAACAGAATCACAGCCATCGTTTCAATTAGTGAGAAAGAAAGATTCAATATTAAACAACGAAAGTATGAACATAAAAGACTCTACACTTTGGCAATGGATGCTGTATCATGTGCAAGACGATATGATTCGATTGAGAAAAATTGAAGAAAATATAGGAGATCTTCCAGAAGACTTACAGGCTTATATGAAGCACGAGTTATATATTGGAAAAACCAAAGAAAAGATTATTGAGCAAGAAGAAATATTGAATGAGTTTGAAGAAAGATTACTTGGAGATGATATTGGTATAAGTGAATTTGGTGAATATTTATATTTTCTACATGCAAAAGAAAGAGACAAATTTATTAAAAACAAATACAAAAAAGATGTAGAAAAACTAAAAGATAAAGTCAACAATGCAAAAACTCAATCTGCTAAAACAAAACATAAAAATAAGTTAGATCAGTTGATTAAAAGAATTACAAATGGTTCTGGAAAGTCTACAAAAGAACAGAAAGAATATTGGGAGTGGTTTAATTCAAGACCATATAGAGTTAATTTATATAAAAAATATGCAGAGGAATTTCAAGACAAAATTATAGCCAAGAAATTAGATATGCTATATGACAATGGCTTAATAAATGAAAAGAAATACAAAGAATTGAAAAAACAATTTAAAAACTTTGTTCCTTTAAAAGGGTTTGAAGAAACTCCAGATGGGTTTATAGAAACAGTTAAAGATATTTCAAGAAGAGTTACTGGTAAATATAATGTTCCAGGTGCAGGTATAATTGGAGCAAAGGGTAGAAACTCATCTGCATTAAACCCATATGTACAAGCAAAGGCAGACTTGTTATTTTCTATACAGTTAGCAGAAAAGAACGAGGTTTTGAAAGCCTTACACGATTTAATTTTAGAACACCCTGATAAAAATATTTGGGAGGTTAGTGGTAAACGTTACATTCCTAAATATGACAAAGAGGGGGAGTTTTCTTTAATGCCATCAAATGATGACTTGTTGCCAAACCAAGTTGCATTAATGGTAGATGGAAAAGTTAAGATAATAACCTTACACGACAAAATGTTAAGAAGAGCCTTCAAGGAAAGCAAAGTACCCCCAACTCCTTTAGTTCATTTATTGAAAAATATGGCATCTGGATTTGGTTCTTACTTTAGAGCAATTAATACATCCTTGTCTCCAGTTTTTGTTGTTACTAACTTTTTAAGAGATGCTCAATTGGCGGGAATAAGAATTGCTCCACATCTATCAAAAAAGCATATTAAGAACATATATAAAAATGTATTTAGTGCAATTAGAGGAATATATAGAGAGGAGAGAGGCAAAGACCCTAAAAACGAATGGGGTAAATTTTATAGAGACTTTAAATTAGATGGCGGCAAAGTTGGTTGGATGGATCAAACAACAGTTGAAGAAATGATGGAAGATGTAAAAAAGAAGGTTAAAAGATTAGAAGAAAACAACAATATGAAAGAGGCTTTTTATCATATTGCTGACTTTATAGAAAGTATGAATATGGCTGTTGAACAAGGAGTTAGACTTGCAACATACAGAGAGTTAATAGAGGCTGGAAATTCAAGAGAAAAATCTGCTCAAATGGCAAAGAACCTAACAGTCAACTTTAATAAAAGAGGTGCAAGTACAGGAATGTTTAACAAGTTGTTTGTTTTTGCAAATGCAAACATACAAGGTACTTATAATTATTTAGGTTCAGTCATAGGTCCTAATTCAAATTCAACATCTAAAAAACTATTTTGGGGTTCTGTTGGATTTTCATTCCTTCTTAATTTTATGAATAGGATGTTAACAGAGGGAGGTGAGGCTGAAGATGATTGGGATTTAGTAGATGATTGGAGGAAGGACAACAGATTAACATTTTCGGTTCCAGGAACAAATAAAAATTATGGTCTTCCTATAGGATATGGAATAAATGTTCCTTTTGCATTAGGTTCTGTTTTAGAAAACCATATAGCATCTTATGGTTGGTATCAAAACTTGTTTGGTTTAAAAGAGGGTTCTGGAATAACATTCGGAAAGGGGATAAGCAGATTATTCCAAGCAACAGTTAGTGGCTTTTTACCAGTTAGTGGACCAAATGTTTCTCAAGCATTAATGCCTACATTTTTAAAACCTTATGTACAATGGGAGCAAAATGCAGATTGGTTAAACAGACCTATATACAGAAGTCCAAATGTTTATGGACAAGATGACCCAAATCATTTAAAATATTTTGATAGGAAAACAAGTAAATATTCAAAAGATGCTACGAATTGGCTGTGGGAAATTTCTGATAGGGAGATAGATTTAAATCCTTCTTTGCCAGACTTTATTGTTGGGCAGTATACTGGTAGTGCAGGAAGGTTTGTTACAGATATTATTAATGGTGGAATATCTGCATATGAAGGTGTTTTACCAGAGCCAGAGAACTTACCATTTGTTAAAATATTTAAGGGCAAAAATTATGGTTCAGATTCATATGGAATATTTAGAAATATGTGGTATAATGCGAAAAAAGAAAAAATGTCAAATCAAGACATAAAGAGATTTTACAAGCATGGAGAATATTCTTTAAGATTGGGCAGAGTAGACCAAGAGACATATGATAAGATGATTCAAGAATTTAGAGAAGCACAATTTGATATTACTAATGGAACAATGCCTCCTCGTCCTGGGTTAGATTGGGTTTCGCCAGATGACATTTTAAATTACCAAGAAAAGAAAGCAAGGGCATATCAAAGAAAAATTAAAAAAGAGCAAGAAAAAAAGAAAAAAATAAAAAAACCTAAAATTAAATCATATAATTGGAGAGATAGACTTTAAAAATGGAAAAAGAGTTAAGAGATATAGCAAAGAAAGTGTGTAAGCATTTAGGAATGTATAGCAAAGATGCAGTTGATTTAATAATAGCAACTGGTAAAGCAGAGTCGGGTTTTAGAGCATTGAAGCAAAAGGGTGGTCCAGCGATAGGATTCTTCCAAATAGAGCCAGATACTATAAATGATGTAATGGACAACTATGCTCATTACAGACCTCATATAATGCAAGATTTATTAGATCTTGGTTTAAAACAAGGTGAAGAAGAGTTTTGTGTCTTAACGAACATTGCTTTACAAATAGCATTTTGCAGACTTTGTTATAGGAGAGTTCCAAAGCCTATTCCAAACAATCTTGAAGATATGGCTAAATATTGGAAAAAATATTATAATACAGAAAAAGGAAAAGGTACAGTTGAACACTTTTTAAAAGCAAATAAGGGGTAAAATGAATCAGCAAACAATTGAATTATTAATAGGTCAGTATGGCTGGATGATTGTTGCTGGATTTATCTTGCTCATAGGTCGTAGCACAATAGAATCTTTAATTGAGGCTATAAAAGTATTTGCTGGTGGAGATTTGAATACAGATGATACTATTATTTTTGATGGGAGACCAGCCAGAGTAGTAAGGGTTGGTTTTTGGAAAACAATATTGTTTGTGTATGAGGTAGGATGTGCAGATGGAAAACCTTTTATTAAAGGTGGAAATAAAGTAGCCATCCAAAATGTAAAAATAAAAGACCATCTTATTGAAAAACCACTACCTATGTTGGATTTGAAAAAATGGGATGATTGTAAGGAAGCAGATGAAAAAAAATAGCAAAGAAGACTTAATGATATCTCATCTTGAGTACATTATAAAAAGAGTAGATCAAATTAATGGCAGGGTTAGAGGAAATGAGAGAGATATTACTGCTATTAAAACTATAGGAACAACAGTCACTATTATAATATCAATAACATTAACAGTTTTAGGAGTATTAAAATGATAAAGATGCTTATAGTTAAATTAGTTGTAGGTGCCATAAGAAATGCTATAGAAAAAAAACAGAGAATTAAAGGGCTGAATAATCTTAAAAGAATAGATGATTATGTAAACAAAGAAAATGAACTCGATAAACAAGTAAAACAAATACAAAAGAACCAAATAAAAATTTTAAAAAATCAAGAAAATTCTGATAAAGACATCGGTCTTTTAAAAACAGATTCACATCCCCCAATAAAAAATTTAGAGAAAAGGATTAAATGGCTGGAGAAAGAAGCAAGAAAAAGAAAGTAGATTGGGATTGGTTAATGAGTTTGCCAAAATTCCAAAGAGATTTTGAAATAAAAAAATTAGCAAAAAAAGAAAAGGAGAAGAAAGATGACAGATTTCCTGGCAAATAATTGGGAATATGTTTTAATCGCAATAATGGTTGCTGAAAAAATCGTTAAATTATCACCATCTCAAAATGATGATATTATTCTTGATTCTATCATAAAACCACTACTTAATTTATTAAAACCTAAAGATCAGAAAAAATAAATTAATCATTTAAAGTATTACTTTAAAAAACCCTATTGTTTTATAGGGGAAAAATCGTTATATTACAATATCGAAAATAATTACGAAAAGGAGTAATACTTATGAGTAAAAAAAATAACTTGATTTTGTGGAACCAGGTGTGTGATTCTGATCCTAAAACTTTAAAGAAATTAAATTTTGGGGGATTTAAGCCTACTGTAATAGATGCACAGTCACAAGTAAAAAAAGCAACAGAAATTTTTGGACCTATGGGTATAGGTTGGGGAATAGAAAAAGAAACAAGACATTTTGAAGAAGGTATGTTGTTTTATTCTGCTATTTTATGGTATAAATTAGATGGCGAAACTGGTGCAGTAGCAATCTGTAGCGATATTAAGATTAAAAACGATTGTATGAAATCTGTTCAAACCGATGCTCTTACTAAAGGTTTATCAAGAATAGGTTTTAATTCTGATGTATTTGAAAATCAATGGGATGGCGATAAATACATTGGATTATCAAAAGAAAAACCTACCACTAAAGAAAGTATCAAAAAAAAGTTTACTGAAAATACAACAAAAGAAAAAAATACATCTTTTAATGATTTTTGTTATTCAAGGTATGAGAAAGTAAAGTATGGTTTTGATACTATTAAAAAGAAATCATATGCTCAATGTACCAATCAAGAACTTAAAAGTAATCTTGAGCATTTTGGTCCTATTACAGATGCAACATCTGATGAGATGAGAAGACACCTTAATACAATTGAGGCAGAGCAATTAGAAAGGTTGGAGAAAAAAGGTGAGTAAGTTGGATTGGGACACATGTGTTGTAAATAATGCCTTTAATGGAAGGTGGTATGAATTAGCAGAGGGGACTTATGTCCCTTCTGTTACAACTATGTTGAAAGGTGGTTGTCCTAAAGATGAATGGTTTTACAAGTTTTTAATAACTGCATCAGAAGGAGATTATGATAAGTATCTTCGTGGCAAATCAGAGGCATCAAGAGTTGGTATAAAAACACACGATATAATAGAGCATTTGCTGACTGGTGAAGAATATGCATTTGGAGAATCCGATAAAGAGGTTCAAAGAGCAGTAACCTCTTTTTGTACTTGGTGGAGTAGTGTTTCAATAAAAAAGAAGGATATTGTAGCAATAGAGGAATTTCTGTATTCTTTGGAATTAAAGGATGGAAACTTAAAATATAGATATGCAGGTAAGCCAGATTTAATAACATATATGAAAGACCCTAAACATCCTTCAAAAAAAATACTTGCTTTAATAGATTGGAAGACATCTAAAAGACCCGACGACCCACAATATTCATTACAATTAAGTGCTTATAAAATGCTATGGGATGCAACACATAAAGAACCTATAGAAAAACTATATATAGTATGGTGTAAGAAAAACTTTAAAGGTTCTGTGCCTGGAAAAACATCAAAATTTTTATACGAGGTTCCTTTTGACCCAGAGGGAGTTTATTGTGCAAATTATCTGTTTGATAAATTTTATAGCAAAGCAAGAGACACTCAAGCATCACCAAGTTTTAGAGCAAACCTACAAACGGAGTTTAAAATTGATTTGTAGAGAGTGCAAAGAAGACTATCCTAAAGAAGAGTATAGTAGAATAGGACCTTGGTATGTAAAAGTATGCAAAAAATGTGTTAGGGTTAAAAATAGAGAATTAGCCAGAAAAAAGGCAAGAGAGTTAAAGAAAAATAAATGGTTTTGATTAACAGAGGATATGTATCACACGATAGAGTATTCGATGGTTTAGATGAATATGAGGATGGTACTATGGTTCTTTGGAAAGGAGTTATACATGCCTTGGTTTCTCATAAAAGGAGTGATGGTGTAAGGGCATTGGGTTTAAAGGCTATGCTTAAATGGAAAGAACCAAAAAGAAATGAGCCTTGTTTTTGTGAAAGTGGAAAAAAATATAAAAGATGTTGTTGGAAAAAATTAAATTAACGATAAGGGGGTAGTAATGTTAGAAACTAATAGGTGGAAAACAAAATATCAAGCAAAAGGCTTGAAAGATGGAGAATGGTTGAACTTGAGAGATATGAATATTTACAAAGTGTCAAAAGATGGTTTTAAGAAATTAAGGAGTTACAAATGAATAACGATTATATAATAATTCCAGGAAATTTGTTAAGATCAACTGATTTATCGATGATGCAAAGATTGTTATATGCTAAAATATTAGGTTTAGATAATGACAATGGTTGTTATGCATCCAACCAATATTTTGCAGATTGCCTTGGTGTTACTAAAGACTATGTAAGCAAAGCATTGTCTGATTTAAAAAAGAAGGGATATATATCTATACGACTTAACTATGCAGAAGGTTCCAAACAAGTTGAATCAAGAACTATAAGATGTATGTCAGATACCTATAGGATTTCTGTCATAGAGGGTACAGGACAAAAGGCAGAGGTAAAAGTAAAGAAAGAATATAAAGAAGAAAAAGAATCTTTTGATTTATTTTATTCTGTTTATCCAAGGAAACAAGGAAAGGCAAAAGCATGGATTCATTGGAAGAATAATTATTCTAAATTACCAATATCTACTATAATGGACCATTGTCAAAAAGCATATGTAAACACAGAAAAAGGATGGATTCCTCATGCAGATACATATCTTAATCAGGAAAAATATTATGATGAAATAGTGGCGGCAGTTAAAAAAGTAGAACCTATTAGAATAAGTGAGTTTAAAAAAACAACTACAGGGCATTTAATAGGTTATTGTCACGAATGTGATGAGAGTAGTCAATTCTATAAAGATAAATTTGATATACAGAAGGGGACACATTGTAAGTGTAATTCTACAGTATATCCAATACCAAAGGGGGGATTAAATGGGTCATCCATCGGTAATAATAGATAAAGATGTAAGCAAAGAACTTATTAAGAACCTATCAAAGAAAGAAT